CGGTGACGACCTGGCGCGCGACGATCACGCCGTCGCTCGAGCGCCGGTACTTGATCCCGTAGCTCCCGGCCGTCATCGTCATTGGCTCGTCGACGGTGACGGTCGTCGCCTGGCCGGAGCCGTTGACGGTGATGCTCTTCACGCGGCCGCCTCCCTGGCCGAAGAGCGGGACGTCGTGCGAGAAGGCGATCCGGTCGCCGCGCGTGTTCTGCAAATGCTCGACGTCGACCTCGAACTCATGGATCTCCGGCCGGAGGTACGCGGCCGCCAGGTGGTAGCGCGCGAGCTTGTGCACGAGCTCGGGTTCCGTGCATCCGATGAATTGCACGGCCTCGAACTTCGAGGCCGCGATCAGGCCGCCGGAGCCGTCCGCGTTGTAGCCGTCCCAATACACGAAGCGTTCGCCGAGTTGCCACTGGTCATCCGGCGAAATGAATTGCGCGCGGACCGCGTGCGGAAGATCGCGGAAGGCCTTCGTGCCGCGATAGTTGCGCGTGTTGCGCTGGTTATAGAGGCCGACGGGAATTGACTGCGGGACGTCGCGCACGACGCCGAAGCGGCCGTCGACGGTGCCGACGGTCGCGCGCCCGATCGCGCAGATCTGGTCCGCGATCATCTTGACCGTGCTCTTCTGTTCGACGACGAAGTCGAAGGTCCGCTCCGTCGTCACACAGTCGCCGTGCCAGGCCTCGATCGCGGTGAGGTCGAGCCGCGGATCCGGGAGCGCGCGGGCGTTGCCGTTGCCCTGGAGGACGTGACGATAGAGCGAGGCCGGATTCCGCGTCGCGCGCGTGATCCAGGAGAGCGTCCCGGCGTCGTAGTCCGGGACGATCGACGTCGCGATCAGGTTGAGCGAGTCGATCACTCCATTGAGCCGGTCCGTCGCCTTGATCCGCATGGCGATTACGGCGAGGCCGGCGGAGATCATCGCCGCGGAGATCGGCGGGACGCTCTTGATCGAGCGGATCGTCGTCCACACGGCGATATTGAAGATCGGCGCGCGGGAGTCGGCGTTGAGCTCGGCGCCTCCGTCAAGCTGCCGGACGGCGACGTCGTATTGATCGCGGATCACGGTCCAGCGGATCCCGTGCCGGATCGTCGCCGCGCGGTTGTCGACGAAGGCGCCGCCGACGTTCGTCCAGGCGCCGCCACTCGTCGGACGGTAGAGGACCTCGATCGTCGCGGCCGCGTGGAGCTTGTTCCCCTGGAGATCGAATTGAACGAGGCCTTGCGGCCAGACGAAGTCGACGGAGATCTCGTCCGTGTCCGGCTCCGTCGTGCGAATGCTCTGCACGCCGTCGCCGAGCGAGACGGAGAGCTCTTCCTGGACGACGGTGTTCGTGTAGAGCGTGACCGGCGTATCGCCTGGGAGGCCTTGACGGATCTCGAGCTCGACGTCCGGGAGGTTCGCGACGAGCGTCTCGCCGATCTTGAGCGACTCGATCGCGACGGGGCCCTTGAGCACGAAGAGGAGGCGGAGGTATTGATCCGAGCCGACGAGCTCGGTGTACGGAAGCGCGCCGTACGGCGGATAGATCAGGTGCCGGCCAAGGACCTCCGGCACGGTGCCGTAGAGGTTCGCCTGGTTGCGCGCGCCGGTGATGCTGAATACCGGCTGGTCGAGCGTCCCGCCGGCGTTCTCCTTGATCTTCGGCATCTGCGGCGGAGGCATGAGCAAGGACGTGATGCCGCCGACGAGCATCCCGATCCCCATCGTGATCAGCGGCGTCCCGATGCCGTACCCGAAGACCGCGAGCACGACGCCGACGACGATCATGATCACGCCGAGAATGATCTGGAAGATGCCCTTGTTGTCGTCGCCGCCTCCGCCGGCCGGCAACGCGCGGAGGAAGACGTAATGCCCTGCGCGCGGCCGCACGCGCGCCCACCACTCGCGCGGCACACGCGCGCCGTCGATCGTCGCCGTCGCGCCGGCCCACTCGTCTAAACGCACTTCGTCGGCGATCGCCGCGAGCGTGAGGCCTTCGGGGATCTCGAGGTCCTCCGCCTCGAGCGAGAACGGGCTCCGAAGGACGCGAACGTGGACGTAGCCGACGAGGACCTGGTCGTCGACGAGCTCGGCCTCGACGGTGCGCGGAGCGAGCGCGGTCGAGGTCGTCACGCCGCGAGCGCCTCGAGGACGGCCGCATCGGAGAGGCCGGCGTACCGCTGCACGCTCACGACGCGCGCGCTCCATCCGAAGCCGTCGTACCGCGCGGCCGCGCTCGGCCGGCCGCGGTTGACGTGCAGGAAGATTCCCGGCTCGACGACGAGGCCGACGTGATAGTGGCCCATCGGGCGGAGGAGGATCACGTCGCCGAAGCGCGGCCGGCGGCGATCGACCTCGAGCCATCGGCCGGAGACGCGCTCGCCGTCCGTGATCGTCTCGACCTGGCCGCCGGCGGCGTCCGTCCCGACGTGCTCGAGCGCGATCGCGAAGCGTTCGGCGTAGATCAACGCGACCAGGCCCCAACAATTCACGCCGTCCCGATCGCGGCCGTCCTCCTTCCAGGGAAGGTCGAAGTACGTCCGGATCCAGGCCGGCGCCGTCCAGGTCTCACCGATGGTGAGGATACTCACTTGAAGAGACCTGGGAAGTGCGCCGGCGTGAATGCCCACTGAGGATAGGGCTCGTCGAGAATGTCCTCGAAGGTGAGGTCCCCGGAGACCGTGAGCGCGTCGTACTGGACGTTACGGAGCGTGCACGAGAACGGTCCGGCCTCGACGGTATCTGGCGCGGCCGCGCGCACGACCTCGAGCGAGAACGTCGGCGGCGACGTGATCGAGCGGATCGCGGCCGTGATCGCGCGGTCGACGTTGTCGATCACGAGGCGGATCCGGACGATCTCGTCGTCGCGGTCGTCGGGAAGCGTGACGTCGAACGGGAAGGCGACGAAGGTCTCCCCGCGCGAGACGACGTTCGTCCAGTTATTCACGAAGCGTTGCGTCGACGCGAGCGACGGATGCGCCATCGTCAGAAGGACGAGGATCACCTGGTCCGTCGCGGAGGCGTTTATCGCGGCGCGGAGCGTGTTGGTGATGTTCCTCATGGCATGACCTGGAGCGCGACCTCGATCTCCCACACGCCGGCCGTGAGCTTGCGGTACTTCGGAGGCTCCGACGGTTTCGAGAATTGGTGATTGACCGCGGCGCCGGTGCGCGGGTGCGGAAGGCCGTCGAAGACGAGCGCGCCTCCGCCGAGCGTCGTCTCGAAGAACGTATAGAAGTCGTTTAACTGCGCGGTCGTGAGGACGAGCTTCCCGCGGTACGGTTCCGGCGCGGCCGTGAAGCGCGGCCGGACCTTCATCGGGCCCGTGTCCATTTGCGTCTCGATCGCTCGAGACGGGAAGGCGCCCTCGAAGCCTTCGTACAAGATCTTCTTCGGCACGGAGACCGGCCAGGTAGGCATTACCGCGACACTCCCGCCCGCGTGAGCCGGTAGAGGTTCCGCATGGTGGGATCCATGGATCCCGTGTTGAAGGCCTCCTTCATCGCGCGCGTGACGAAGACCTGGAGCATGCGCTGGCCGTCGGGGCCCGTCGTCTCCTGCGCGGATCCTTCGGCCGCGACGCCGGTCTGGTTGATGATCTGGACGGTGATCTCGCCGGATCCGCCCAGGCGAGTGAGCGGGACGATCGCCTCGTCCTGGCCGGCCTCGCCCGCGATGATGAGCCGGCCTCCTGGCCGCGCCTTGACGACGCCTCCCTTCGCGAACGCCGGGAGCGTGAAGTCGGCGCCGCCGCCGCCGAGTCCAACGCCCGTATTGCCGCCTCCACTCGCGCCCGCGGCGCCGGAGCCCGCGCCGAAGAGACCCAGGACGAGGCCGATCCCCTTCTTGATCAGGCCGGTCGTCTCCATCCAGTCGAGGAAGTCCTTTACTGCCTTCATCGAAAGATCGACCGCTCGCTTCACGCCGTTCTCGAAGAACGCGAGCGCGATCGACTGGCCCAGGTTGCGGAAGGCGTCCTTCATCGTCGTCGTGCCCTGGATCACGCCCGTCACCGAGCGCGTGATCGAGGAGTCGATCGCGCCGAAGAGATCGCGGAAGGCGTCGCCGATCGACTTCGTCCGCTCGAGCTCCTCGAGGCGCGTCTTCAATTGCTGGAGCTTCGGATCCGCAGGATCGACGCCTTCCTCGAGCATCTTCTTCATGGCGGCCGTCGTCGCGTCGATCTTCATCGCCGTCGCGTCGATCGTCGTCCCGACGCCGCCCCAGGTATCGCCGAAGAGCTTCGCTTGCTTGTCGATCAGCGAGATCTGGTCCCGGAGGTCGTCGAGCGGTTTCTCGCTCTCGGCGACGGCCTCGCGCGTCCCTGTCACGCCGCCCATGTCGGTCGTGACGTTCTCGTTGACGTCAGCGAGCTCGCGGCGAAGGCGCGCGAGGTCCTCGAG